CATCAGCGCTGATGCCTTGTAGCGGGTCAGGCTATAATCATTGCGATACTCGGGAGGGAGATGACGAAGCTGTTTTTCGGTGGCAGGCTGATGCAACCAGTTCTTGGTTTTGTGAGCAGCGCTTTCGGTTTCAAACAGGTTGATCCAGTCATCAGCAGCGGCGAAGCACACAATACGCTCACCTGCAGCCAAGAGCTGCACCGGATAGTTTTTGCGGCCACCAACAGCGTACCATTCGCCGTCACGGTAAAAGACACCGCCCCAAGCCTCAAATCCGGTTGCAATGAAATATTGATCATCACCGCGCAAATCGCACCAAAGGAAGCTGGATCGTTTTAGAATATCGATTTCCGTCATGTGGAAATCAGCAGTCTGGGTGGTGTCAGCCTCGAGCTGTCCTTCCCAAACATAGCCGCATAGCGGACATTCTTTACTGGCGAGCGGCACATCGGCACCACATTCCGGGCAGTCTTTGTATGGCGCGTCACCTTCGATAAACTGGTCATCCAGCTGGACTTCCTGTTCCAGTGATCCATGCATCAGCGTTGATGTGCCAAAATCCAAGACAACGCAGTCTTTTTTAATGATGCCGGGAAACTCAGCTGGATCGACCGTCCGCAGACCACGCCCGATCATCTGGATCATGGTGGATTTGTAAGAACTTGGGCGCAGTAAAACGATGCAGGATGTTGGCGGGTGGTCCCAGCCTTCAGTGAGCACCGCGACATTCACGATTACTTGCAGATCGCCTTTGCCGTAAGCTGCCAAGGTATCAGAGCAATCTGTTTCGCTCATATCACCCCAGATCATGCCTGTGGCGATGCCCGCGCTGATAAAGCTGGCCATGACATCCTGCGCATGCTCTACGGTCGAACAAAATACAACGGTTTGACGGTCTCCGGCTTTTTCTTTCCAGTGCTGGACGACCGCATCATTGATGGGGAGGGTGTTCATGATGTCGGCGACCGCACCCATACCATAATCAAGGGCAATTTTGCGGACTTTGCTTAGCTCCTCCTGAACACCAACATTCATGACAAAGGTTCGCGGCGGCACAAGGTGACCGGAAGCAATCAGTTCTTTGGCCGTGATCTGATCTGACACATTGGAGAAGATCGGACGCAGACCTTTTTTATCACCACGGTTAGGAGTGGCGGTCATGCCCAGCAGCTTCAAATCGGGATTGATGTTTTGTGCGTGCTCAATCACCCGCATATAGCTGTCGGCTCGGGCGTGATGAGCTTCATCAATCACCAACGCATCAAGCGGCGGCAATGATTGCAGATTGCTCTCCCGCGAGAGGGTTTGCACCATAGCAAAGGCCACTTGGCCATCCCAGCTTTTCTCATTCGCATTGAAAATACTGGTAGAAAGCCCAGGATTAACGCGTTTGAACTTGCCTTGATTTTGAAAGGTCAGCTCATCACGGTGAGCAAGCACACAGTCGCGTTCAATATCGCGGTCAAACATGCGTCCCAGCACTGCTGAAAGCATGATCGTCTTGCCTGCACCTGTCGGCGCGACGGCAAGCGTATTGCCGTGGGTATAAAGCGCATCAATTGTCTTAGAGACGAGCTCCTTTTGTCTTGGTCTGAGTAACATACCGCCCCCTTATCATTGTGCCCATGACGGCAGGTTGCTGGCAGAACTCGCAGACGCGGACTGATCACTATTGGATTGAGGCGCAGAAGGTGCACCGGATACAGCACCCATCAGGGAAGCGTATTCCTTATGATCCGGTGTGATGGCCAATTTGATGACGTTTTTATCGTCACCATTCTGGTCTTTCTCAATATCGATACGGGCTGCAAACTCGACACCATCCAGATCGCCAAGGCCGTTGATGCGACGGGCATTTTGGGCGGCGGGCGAATTGTCCTTGTTGGACACGCCGCGAGACGAATTCAAAATCCCTTTGATAAAGGCGCGACCAATATTGGCCCAGTCCGGTCCTTTGGCGCTGTAAAGCCCGATCAGACTCCAGATTTTGCGGCGGGCATATTTGCCTTCCAGCACCACACACTCACAGTTCAAATACACTGCGCCAGTGGTGTTGCTGCGTGTAGCCCAGCCACCCGTCCAGCCTTGCGACGCATCATCATGGCCGCCGGGTTTGATCGTCATGCGGACCTTAGCCAGCGTTCCTTTGGGGATAACATCAAATCCGCTTTGATCATCTGCACTATTAAAATCGTTCCAACTTATTCTTGGCATCCTTGTGTTTCGTTGTTTTGTTGGGAATCAGGGGTGCTGCTGGCAGGCGCGTCCTGTTCAATTGAGAACGTGAGGCGTTCGGCAGCAGGCTTGGCTTTGCCCGCAATCTTCTGCATGAGGCGGCCAAGATGGGGCTCTTCCATCAGATCAAGACGACCGGAGCGATCCTTAGCCGGGTATCCGGCATCATTGATGGTGTGGCAGATAAAGGCGCGGAATGGCTTACCTTCCGGGCTTGTCATCTCAGTCATGGTGATGACCTGATCGACAATGCCCGGCAGCTCTAATGCGGTTTTGCTGCCTTCAATTTGCGGCTGAAAGAAGCGGCGATTAAAGTCGTCAATCTTTTCGTCCAAGATGCCGACAAACCAGATATTCTTGCCGCGTGTGTGCTGTAGATGCATAAGCCACGCGATCATTTCCTGACCATGCAGGCCGTAAGCACCGCGAGTATCAGGCTTTCCAGTTTTGTCAGAAAATGCCTGCGGCTGGCCCTTGCACCAGTTGAAACACAAGCGTCCGGCAACTGTGATACTGTCGATGAAGATGGTGTCGTATTTATCCAGCGCTCCGGCATCACTGTATTTGGCCGTGACCGCATCATAATAGGCTTGGCTGTATGGCTGCTCATCACGCAAGGCGGGATTCGGACCAGCGATAAAGGCGTCAATATCGCGGCAATCTTGCCATGTGCGCGGACGGATTGTGTCGCCTTGCCAACCTTCAATGGCTAGATCGCCAGCCTCTAAATCAAAGAACAGCGTCTTTTCAGCGGGAAGCGTCCAGAGCAGTGATGTTTTGCCAATGCCGCTTTTACCGAAGATGCACCCCTTGATGCCCTTGGTTTCTTTCAAGCGTTCATCGTCTGAGATGATCGGAAGGCTCATTGGGCACCTCCTTTGCGGGAGAGTGCATCCACAATGTTTTCAGCGCCTAAAGCACCTTTGGCACGCGCTTCTGTGTAAAGCTCACGGATGGCAGACAGGCGCTTATAAATGGCGCTTTGCTCTTTATCCAAAGCCTGTGCGGCAAAGGCCAAATCATCCAGAGTTGCCTCATGGATAGGTTTGGTGGTGTCTTCGGGAATGGCACCAAGCTCTGGAATTTGAATAAATGCCGGAACATGTTTGGCGTAGTAGCTGTCTTTAATCAGCTTTTGTAATGATGGTTTAAACATAAAACCTCCTTTGATTTCGTGGATTAAAAATTGCTCTTTGGTCGTGTCGGCTCTAGCTGCCGGGTTCTGACGCCGCCCAAAGAGCAAAGCGGTCGCGGTATTTCCTTGTGGGGTCTTGTATTTCCAAGAGAACCCGGCATGTTTTCTTGCCTTCAAGGAGTTACTTACCGAGAGGGCTCAAAAACTGTCGGAGGGTCAGTGCAGATATTCCGCAAAGCCACGTTCCTTCAGCGATCCGCGCAGTTCGGACAGCGTCCCGTAGAGGGTTGAGCGTGGGGTTTTGGTTTTGCGGGAAATTTCACTGATGCTGAGCGTTCGCAGGTCGATCAGCAGCAACACCAGATGCGGCGGCATCTGCTGAACAGCTTGCTCAAGATCAATTTGAAGGTCGCGGCTGGTCAGGTCTTCGGTTTCAGGATCAGGCAAAGCGTTATCTTCGCCGTCCTTATCCTCAAGCCACGCATCGAGTGAAAAGTCACTGATGCCAGACCCACGTTTTTGGGCGCGGGCTGCTTCAATCAGGCTGGCACATTTGTGGTTGAGGATGCGGTCAACAAAGGTCGACCATTTTGCTTTTTCGGGATCATAAGCCTGCTTGCGGGATAAATAATCCAGCATCAGCTCTTGCTCCAGGTCCTCGATTTCAACGCCATGAATGGCGGAGTGCCGCATCAGGCTGCGTGCGTGATAACGGACTTGGTTTACGACATAAGGATGGATTCCTTCATAGTTGTTGTTGCTCATGGTTTTCGTCTCCAGTTGCGGTTAGCCGCCACGCGGGCGGGTCAACTGGGACTGGCGAAAACTCACTGGAGGCCGAGTGAGACGGGCCGTTCAAAGAGACGCAAAAACAAAAAAAGCCCCGACATGCGGGGCTTTGGTGGAGGCAAATTTTTTTGAAAAAAATTTCAGGGTGTTCGGTGAAATTTCACCAAGGCATCAGAATGGACTTGAAAACCATCACGTTATGGTTTATGGTTTAATGCATGAAACTTGATAAATTGACTGACAAAAAGAAACGCCTCGACGGCTTTCGTCCGTTGCCGGATACACTTGTCCGCAATCTGGATGATTGGTTTCGAGTAGAGCTCACCTACACAAGTAACGCGATTGAAGGAAATACGCTCACGCGCAGGGAAACGGCCTTAGTCGTTGAAAAAGGTCTCACCGTTGGCGGTAAATCCCTGACCGAGCATTTGGAAGCGACAAACCATGCTCATGCACTGGACTGGGTGAAAGAACAGGTAAAGCGTAAGCCCACAAGCCTAAGCGAAAAAGACATCTTGCATATCCATGATGTGATTTTGAAAGGCATTGATGATGCTAATGCAGGACATTATCGCTCTGTACCCGTCAGGATTTCTGGCTCAGATGTTGTTTTGCCAAACCCACGCAAGGTGCCTGATTTAATGCAGGATTTTGCAGAGCGGCTTTCACGTGATCAGGGGCTGCACCCTGTTGAGTTGGTAGCGGAGGCCCATTATCGCCTTGTCACTATTCACCCCTTTGTTGATGGTAATGGGCGTAGCGCACGTTTGCTCATGAACATGATTTTGCTGATGAGCGGATACCCGGCAGCTATCATCAGAAAGCGTGCTCGTTTGGCGTATATTGGCTCATTGGAAAAAGCGCAGCTTGGTGGCTCCAAAGAAGACTATTTTAAAATTATTGCCAAGGCCGTAGACAGATCGCTGGATATTTATTTAAAGGCCGCAGCCGGTGAAGATGCCGAACCTGCCGACAGTGATCAGCTGCTTAAAATCGGTGAACTGGCCAAGCAGGTTGGCGAGAGCAACTCCACCATCAGGCACTGGACCAAAGAAGGATTGCTGCAAGTGGCTGAGGTGACCGAAGCAGGATATCAGCTTTATGCACCCGAGATGATCGAGCGTATTAAGCAGATCCATACGCTCAAAGAGCAGCGCTTCACATTGCAGGAAATCAAAGAAAAGCTCTCTTAATCAACAAATCCAAAATGCTTTAGTTGCTCCTTCCATAATTCAGGAAATGGTGTTTGCATATCCTGTAAGCTCAACTGACGTGGTTGTGTGCCATCCAGAATAGCTATCTTGATTTGTGGTGACAGCTGATTCAAGCGGAGTATGCGAGAAACATATGAAGGATTGAATTTTCTTTTGCGAGCGAGATCGTCAATCGATTTATAACGCCCGGTATCAAGCAATTTTTGCCAGTAATAGGCTTTGGCCAAAGCAGTTATCAGCGTTTCATCAAGCTTCGGGGCTTCCTTTGGCGGTTTGATTTGATAGCCTTCGGGCAGAATGATCATTTTCTTACCGCCGTATTTCTTGATCCGCATTGGCACCCGGATTGAAATGGTATTGTTCGCCATCATTTTTACGCATTTATCCATGCTTGCTCCTCCAGTTTCTTGGTTGAAATGTCTTGCAATCGCTTGTCTTGCTCATCCAATTCTCGAGCCAGACTATCCATGCCTGCGGCCCTGATCCGGATGTCGACAAACTCATAACTGACGATGATCTTTTCAACCATCAGCTCAAAGATGCGCTGCTTCTCAGCTGGATAAAGCTCTTTCCAAACCGGGACAATGTCGCTCAAATTGCTATGCACTTCATATTCTGTGACAGTGTCATCATCGTTTTGAATTGCTCGCCATGTTTCCATGACCATCTCGGGTGCGGCGAAAACAGCTTGTAGCTGCGTGAGAATCAATGCCTCCATTTCGTTGGCGCTAACGTTGCGGATTTTACAATCTGGACTTATGCCTTTGCGGTAGTGTTCGCAGGTGTAATATCGATAAAGCCTGCCACCTTTTTTACGGGTGTGATTTGCTACCAATCCGCATTCACATTCGCCGCATTTCAAAAGCCCCATCAAAATGGCCTTGGTTTTCTTGCGGGTGATTGCGCCTCGGTTAATGGTGTTTTCTTTCATACAGCGCGGACTTTATTCCACGTCTCCATGTCAATAATGGCGTCGTGACGGCCTTCGTAGATCTGGTCCTTATGTTTGATCTTGCCGATATAGATTGGGTTTTGAAGGATTTTATAAAGACCACCTTTGTCGAAAGCTTGCCCACCAAGTATACGCCCGCTTTTTGTCATCCGCCGTTTGCTAAGAACTCCCATACGCGGCAGCATCTTCGCCATTTCCGTGGGTGACTTGGTCATTAAAAACAGATCAAATATTTTACGGATGCCCTCAGCCTCATCAGGTTCAATCACAAGCTCGCGGTTTTTCACTACATAGCCCATGGCCGTAACACCGCCCATCCACATGCCTTTGCGTTTGGATGCTGCCAATTTATCGCGGATGCGTTCACCGATAACTTCACGCTCAAACTGGGCAAAGCTGAGCAGGATGTTCAGCGTCAATCGCCCCATCGATGTGGTGGTGTTGAATTGCTGGGTAACAGAAACAAAGGACACTTTGTGCTCATCAAAAAGCTCGATCAACTTGGCAAAATCAGCCAAGGAGCGCGACAAGCGGTCAACCTTGTACACAACGACCGTATCAATCAGGCCGCTTTTGATGTCATCCATCAGGCGCTTTAAGGCGGGGCGATCCATATTCCCGCTTGTAAAGCCACCATCATTATAGTTATCAGGAAGCTGGAACCAGCCTTCATGCTTTTGTGAAGCAATGTAAGATTCACAAGCCTCGCGCTGAGCATCAAGGCTGTTGAACTCCATGTCCAAGCCTTCTTCGGTTGATTTACGCGTATAAATCGCGCAGCGTTTTTTCGGTGTGGTTGTGCTCAATGTTTGCCTCCTTGTGCTTTGTTGTTTAAACCGAAGAAGGCAGGTCCTGACCAGCTGCTGCCTGTTATGGCCAGCGCAACTTTAGACAGGCTTTTGTATAGGCAGCCTGCATATTCATAGCCTTCTTCTAAAATAGTGGCCTGATATTCGATGCCCTTATATTCCCGAACCAGTTTGGTGCCGGGGATAGGCCGTTGATATTGTGTCTTACGCTTTTGTTTGCTGCTCTTGCCTGAGCCGAATAAATCCTTGGCCTGCTGCTCGATTCGGTTCTCGATCTGCGGATCAACCCCGTAAGCAAGCTCCTGCAGGCGATAGGCTAGCCTGCGAACAATGTGGCTCTTATGACCACCGGGTGGCTCATCCTGATATACATCTCGCCACAATGCCTTTAGGTCTGATAACGGCATGTTTGGAAGTGCAGCCACACGTGCCAGAAGTGTTTTATCCATTATTCACCTCCTGCGATTCTGCTTTTTTCTTTTGCTTTAATCGGAGACGTTGCCAGCCCAACCCAACAATATGGGCTACTTCTTTTTGCCGATCTGCATCGGATACCAGTCCAGCAGGAAGCTGGCCTAGCTTCATCTGTAATCGCTCTCTTTCGGTGAGCTCTTTGTTCTCATGACTCATTAGGAACTCCTTGTTTTTTTGGTTCTTCGTCATGGGCATGAACGCTTGGAAAAACCCTGAAGTCCAATGAATTAGAGGGGGTTGTTGCTTCTTTCTGACGGCTCAGGCGTATCTTGCGGCGCAGGATGCCAAGTGCCAGCAAACGGGCCACCTCAGTGCGGCGATCTCGTTCATTTATAAGGTTTGAGGAAAGTGAAGACATGGCGTACCTTCTTGAGAATTATTGCGTCGTTCAAGGAGTTACTTACTGAAATGACTTGAAAACTGTCGGTTCAGTCAATGCTGTGCATTGAATCAAATTAGGCTTGTGAAAATCATAAGCCTAATTTATATTAGGTTATTAGCCAAAATTGAAAGGATGCTATGGAGCAACTGACAAACGCACAGAATACGCTATTACAGGCTATTGAACGCCTGAAACGTGCCATGGGGATGTCGCCCACGGTACAAGAACTTGCTGTGGAATTGGGTGTGAAACCACCCAGTGTGTTTGAAGGGCTCAAGCGGCTGGAAGATAAAGGCTATATTCGCAGACAGGCGCGAAAGGCGCGGTCTATCGAAATTCTTCACGCACAAACACCGGATAAAACCAATCTGACAGCTGTCCCTGTTTTGGAGATGGTAGCAGCTGGCCAACCGATTCTTGCCCTTGAAAACCGGATTGGTCAGGTCATGGTGCCGGATAATGTCCTGCGCGGGAAATGCTTTGCGCTCAAAGTGCAAGGCGACAGCATGATTGATGCTGATATTTTCGAGGGAGATTACGTGGTCGTGCGCCAGCAACCCATTGCTGAAAACAGTGATATTGTTGTGGCCATGGTCGGCGAAGAGGCCACTGTAAAGAGGCTGAGTATTGAAGGGGAGCATATTGAGCTGCGCCCTGAAAATCAGAAACTAAAACCCATCATCATAGGACAACAGGATGAACTTAAAATAATTGGGAAGGTCTTACACGTCTGCTCGGGTGTTGACACCGAGGCCAACCCTGTAACGACGAAACAGGAGATTGGCGATGTCGAGATATAATCCAAAGGTATTCACAAATGTAGACAGCTTGGGCGAATTGGACGCTGGGCTTCTTATTCAACTATTTAAAAAGTTTACAGATTTTTTTAAGGCGCATGACATTAGTCTTGAAAATGGGGCGCTGAATTTTGAAGATGTAACAAAAGCATTTATCAGCCCCAATGAGAGTGTGCAGGATTCTGACGAAACCAATGAGTTAATGGAAGCGCTGCAGCTGATAACAGAAATGTCTAGTCAGGATGCAATGGACTCTCTTTTGCTGGCGGCTAAAAATCAAAATATTACGATTGATTATCAGCCAGACAGTTCTCCTGCGGATATTGCGCTTTATTGTTTTTTAAACCAAGAAGACCTTTTTCACACAGAGTATGCAAAGGCTTTAGTTAAAAATTACAGAGGTTTTAGCTTCTTCTGGGGAGATCAAGGACAAAAGCGAGATTTTCCAGTCGTACCTGAAGATATCATCACAGCACTACAGTCCGAACTCGATGAGTGGTTTGCCAGCAATAACTGCCTCAGAAATTGTCGGGTTTATATGTTTCCACAAGGTCATCGGGTTAGCATCGTCATCAAGTATGGAAAGCCTCTAAAGCGAGAGCTGAAGATGAAAGATGGCGAAACGGAGAGCGTTTTTTATAATCCACAATGCCATGATCTGCTGATTTATAATTGTAACACTGACGACATCAGTGTGAGAACTGATGAAAAAAAAGGTCAGCTGCCAGAATATCTGCGCTGTATCGGCAAGCACATATTTGGCAATGAGTCTTATTTTGAAGAAAAGAAAGTCTTTTCACTCGATAAATTGCGTGAGATTCAAAATGCAGCTCATAACTTTGCTTCTGTAGATGGCATCGAAGACGTCAAGCTCGTGGAATTACAATATGATTGGGGCGGTGAAATTGAGATTAGAAAATCTGGAAACCTTTTAGGTACACTAATAAGGAAAAATGGGCTTGAGAGCACAAGCAAGGCAAACATCATTTACGCTAAGTTTAGCGTCCGTTTTGAAGGCAGTAATACGCCGCGTAAGGTTGGTATTCGTTCCGGAAACCAAGCAACATTTGGTAGAGACGAAGACAGCTTGATTATTGAAGACTGGTCCAATGATCAACAATTAATCATTCCTAAAACTCCAAAACAAGAGGCATCACAATATGTGGAAAACGCTCGCGAAGCTGCCTCGGCATGAACATAACCATGCATTTTTAGTCAGGCATTTTGGTGAAAAGGATATAATCAAATCGCTGTTCGACAGCACAACAGTTCTTGATGATGCCCTTCACTGTGAAAATGGATGTTGTTATGGTAGGCGTATTCGTGAAATGCCTAACGGCAAATTGCTAGCCGTGTGCAATGATGATTCATCGAATTGTCCTGAATTGGTAATTTCAAATAATGACAGACGGATATTTACTCTAAATTTAAAGAAAATAGCAGGTCTGATTGCTGAGCTCACACAAGAGATATCTGTTTTCAAAGATGTGCAGACTATTGAGGGCTCCTCAAGCTGTATAAGAGTTGGCCACTACATTCCTCGCGGAACCATTCGTTATCCAGTTTTCTTTGGAATCGACATTCACGATGGAGATCTGGAAGGCATAATCAACCATGTGATTGGACTTGATGAATCAGCCATTTTACTTATGCCGCCCATCGATAACATCAGCCAACCCAAGATTAATGCTATTCGTGCCAAAGGCTCAGATTTAATTGGATTACAAAATTTGCAAGGCGAGAATTGTTTGCTAGATACTGAAAAAACCTCGCAGATCTTTAACTCATTTTTTGAGGCAATTAAGGACCCTGATCCTGAAATAGAGTGTAAGAAATTCTCTACCCCATCAGGTGCTTCGTGGGATAAATTTATCTTTGAGTGGCAAGAAGAACAGCTTCTAAATGATGAGCGTACACAAAAGGCCCATAAGAGAGAGGTGATCATAGTCACTTGTGGTGATGAAACCCAACGCTATGAGCCAGCAGACCTTCATATGCTAAATAAGAAAACTAAAGAGCCAACTTTACAGTGGGTGTTGCTTAGAAGTTTTATTCAAAATCAAGGCATTATAGGATGGGGAGATCAGGCTGCCGCCGATAATGTCAAAACACAAAAGAAGGAACTGATTAGGAAACTTAAAAAAGCCTTCTGGCAGTCCGATGATCCTATACCTCACATTAAGGGGGAAGGTTATAAGTGCCGCTTTACCTGCAGAGCTCCAGAAAATACGTTGTAAATGCTAGGCATAGACTGGTACGAACTGGTCAATTGCGAAACCCTTGATTTCCCATGACTAAAAGCTCCGTACTTCGCTTTTCCAAGTACGGTGTTTTTCAGGAAAGGGGCATATATAGGAGAAAAATTAGAGAAAAACGGGCTGTTTTTATGTCAGAGGAAGTCAATTGCAAACAGCAAAAAAGCCCGCAAATGCTGGGCTTTTGAGACTATGCCATCTCGGGCATAGATAAGTTCGTTGTAGGTCAATGGCGGAGAGGGAGTCCGACCTTCCAGGTTCCAGGTAGTTCCGCATTCGTCCACTTAGCCCCTTTTATTTCAATACCTTATCCCCTCATTCCGTCCTGGACAATCCGCCGAAATCCTATATAATCCGTGTCTAATTTGGGGATAGCTATGGGGACAAGCCCTATCTATCCCCAAACGAAGCGGACCCCGATACGGTTGCACCCATACCGAGGCCCTGACCACAACCCAACCTGAAAGAGAGGTTCGGCATGGCTAATTCCGATTCTACCCGTTCCGCGTCCCCGTCGAAACTTACCCTCAACCGCGACACTATCGCCAACATCCGGGATGCCCTACAAATCGGTCTGGCGTCCTATGGCGAGATCGAGCGGTTATTCGACGCCCAGGAAATCCGAGCAGCGAACGGGCATTGGTTCCCTCACACCCTGCGGGGGTAGTGGTAAGTTTTTAAATGGTTTGCGTGGACTTGTTTTGATCCCCTCTCCCCGGCCCTCTCCCGGCGGGAGAGGGCCGGGGAGAGGGGGTCAAAGAAAAGTCTATGCTAGCCATTTAAAA